GTGGTAAAGAGTCTAATTATAGAGAGATATTTAACAGAAAATAAATAATATGAAGCAAATTGAGATTATTCAGAAAAAATGCAAGGACTACGACCTTAATGTATATGAGGTGTTAAGAGAGGCTAAGGTACCCAGTAACACGGTGTTCAATTGGTCGAAGAAAAACCCAAAACCGTTTGACACATTGGAAAAAATTAATAAAGCAATTGAAAAACTAAAAAAATGAGTGAAGACCAACTTAAGGATGTTATAGTCCAAACTGAAACGTTTAAAGCGTTTCCGCTTTTCAAACAGTCGCTAATTTTGAAAAGAAAAAACCTAACACACTTATTAGACTTATTAGGCCAAGCGGATAGATTAGGAATAGGGTATTTAAAGCAAAATCCTTACTTAATGCGAAGCGATTTTGAACTTATTAAAGAGATATTAGGATGAAATACAAACAGATTGAAGTGATTGAAACGCTACGTAAACATCCAAGTAGCCAGTTATGGAATAAAGTTATAAGTAATTGGACAGAAGAAGATAAAAAAGAATATTTAAAGCTGAAATACGGTATCGTAACAACAAAAAAGAAAAATCTTTCCGATAAAAAAGTAGTTAGAATTTCAGACGGTACAATATACAGTTCGATAAGCGAATGTGCTAAAATGAATAATATTATATACCAAGTCGTATATAATAATGTTATTGGATCAATTGTTAAACCTAATTTTAAATATTATGAATAAAAATGAAGCTGCTAAGCTAATAGCAAACAAAACACACGCAATTTTTAATGATAATAATGATTATGAATTGCTTAGAGAAATTTTATCATTAGCTTTTCCTAATGATAATTGTAATAAAGATTATAATTTTTATGCCGATGAATTTGATGAAAAAACATACTGCTATAGTAGAAATAATAAAGAGGTATGGGCAAATATAGGTGATTATATAGCTGAGTTAGAAGTTATAAACTTATCTAATATTGACCATTCTTACTACGACAATTCCAACGGATCGATATATCAATTTTGCGAGAATCAAAAGCTGAATGCTTGGGAATTCGAAATTATAAAAAGAGTAGTTAGGTGCAGGAAAAAAGGAGAATTTATTTCAGATTTAGAAAAGACTATAAAAGTAATTGAGATATATTTAAACGAACAAAAGCATTTATATGAAAATCAATACGAAAAGTTAAATGGAAAATAAAGCTTGTTTAGAATGCGAACAATTGTTTAATCATAAAAAAGAATGCTCGAATAACATGGATATTACTAAGTGTACCGGTATTAACTGCCCAATTAAAGAACAATGCAGACGCTTCACAGCTAAGGATAGCGAGAGAAACCAATCCTATTTCGCAGAACCACCGATTGAAAACGGTAAGTGCGTGATGTACTGGGGGGCGGATAACGACGGTATTTTACAACAACTTAAAAATATAATGAAATGAAACAAAAACAAATGAAAATGCACCTATTTTACTGTTTGATGAGCCTTCTTCTCGAGAACTTAGACGAATTAAAGGCAACTAATCCAAGAATGATACAATTAAAAGCCGATTTGACGGAAATGTGTGAGTTACTTAATGATGAATGCAAAGACACATACACGGTACAGAAAAGCACTTATTTCCAAGACATTACTAATAAGATAAACACAATACTTCGCAAAAACTTTAATCCTGAAATGTAATGAAACAAACAAAACAAAAATCATTGATAGAAAGCACCGTTCAAACAATTATAGGCTTAGGTACCTCAATATTAATACAGGTAATACTATACCCTATATTAGGTATTCCTGTAACGTTCGCAGAAAATATAATAATAACATTGGTATTCTTTACCGTATCTATCGTAAGAGGCTATTTTGTTAGACGAATATTTGAGAAATTATGAAACCATTAAAATACCCATATACTTACAAACAATGGTTATTGCATCCAAGTACTAAACCAAAGTTAAAATGGATAAAAGAAACCTGTCAACGTTGGAGAGATGAAGAAAAATTCGGTAAACAATTAAAAATTAAGATATGAAGCAATCAAACTTAACACGAATAGAAACAGTACTTAATTTCTATATCGAGAGGGGCGTTAATTCTGAAAGAGTAAATAATATTTACAGAAAAATATTAGATTTATGAAATCTTTAATGACCATAGCGCAGGATTGTAACATGAGATACAATGATTTAAAATCTTCTATTAAGAATCTAAATTTAGAACCTGCAAAAAGAGAAGGCAGGCGTATATTATTTGATAAAAAACAAGAGGATTATATCCACCTGATACTATATTTTGAAGGAAAAATTACTGAAATAACATTAGAATCGAAAATAAATTTTGATAATAATATCTAATTGATTATCTTTGCTGAGTATTGACGTGAGAAGCAGTATAACAAAATAGAAAATATTATAAAAATTCCATTAGGAAAGCCCTTCTCACAATACGGCTGACTTAATGGAATTTTACATTTGAATATTTATGAAACCATACCCACACCAAGAAAAATCCATCCAAGAAATATTGGAGCACTTCGAAACGCAAAACAGAGTATGTTTTACTTTAGCTACAGGAGGCGGAAAAACTGCAGTATTTTCTTTTTTGTCAAAGAAATTCATAAAGCAAACAAGGAAAAAAGTTTTAATAGTTGCACACCGTGAAGAACTCATAAATCAAACCTCAACAACTTTAAGAACCATAGGAGTTACCGTTGAAACCGTTGTGGCTTCTAAAAAGTCATTAAACCACCTTTCACAAACTTATGTCGCAATGATACAGACATTACGAAAGCGTTTAAAGGTAGATGATAATTTTTGTAAGGATGTAGGGTTAATTATTATTGATGAAGCACATTTGCTGATGCACTCTGAAATTTTCGAATATTACCCAGAAGCTAAAATATTAGCAGTAACAGCAACGCCAACCGTACTAAAGAAAGTAAATTTTACAAAATGCGCTAGATGTGGTAAGCAATACGACAATATTGAAACGTGTTGTAATATTGAAACTTTCGAATACACAAGACCTTTTACGCTATCAGAGATATACGAGGATATAATTATCGGCCGTGATATTTCTGACTTAATAAATGACGGTAAACTAGTAAAGGAACTAGTTTATGTTACTGGTTCAATGGATCGTTCAGCTTTAAAAATTGATGCTAAAACAGGAGATTTTGATAATCAGGATGAGCAAATTGAAAAAGGAATTTTTGATGTTGTTAAAAATTATAAAGAAATTGCTTTCGGTAAAAAAACAATTATTTTCAATAGTTCCGCAAAAATGAACCTATTAGTATATGAAGCGTTCCAAGATGCAGGATTTGAGAATGTCAAAATTTTCGACAGCGTTAATGATTCAGAAAACAGAAAAAAAGTATTAGAATGGTTTGAAAATACACCTGACGCTATTTTATGCAACGTTTCTATTTTTACAACTGGATTCGATTGTCCAAGTGTTGAGTGTGTTATTTTAAATAGAGCAACACTAAGTCGTGCGTTATATTTGCAGATGGTTGGGCGTGGTGGTAGGCCTTGCGACTCAATTTATAAACCATATTTCACGCTTATAGATGGTGGCGGAAATGTAGAAGCATTCGGAAAGTGGAGCGAAGAAATAGACTGGAAACCTATTTTTTATGGCACGGACACCAAACCAAAACCTAAAAAAGAAGCTTTAGAAAATGTAAAACAATGTAGCGAATGTGGTTACATACACGCTAAGAACTTATTAGAATGTCCTGAATGTGGTTATGCAACTCCAGAGCGTGAAAAATTGATATTGATTAGTGGAGAGGTTGCCAAATTAGTCGATAGAGTTCCTTTACCTGATGGAAACAAAATAGTGCAATATTGCAAAAAATTAGGGCGTGACAAAAATTTTGCATGGAGCGTATTACAATCTCAAATTTTAGATTTGTTTTATTACCACAATGTAACTGAAGGAAATTTTATAAATACGGTTAATAATGGAAAATTCGAAATGAGTATTCGAAATATAATTAAAAGTCCTTACGTAATTATTCAAGGTTCGGAACTCGAAAGCGGAACCATGCGTACGAAAGCATATTTAGTAAATAAAATAAAAACAAAACTAGAAAAATATTATTATGAAAGAAATTCCAGAGCAAACAATACAACAACAAGCCTATAATTGGTTCAATAATGAATATTGCCTACTAAGGCATTCACCAAGACTTTTAATACATAGTGTTCCAAATGGACTACCTATACAGGTAAAAGAACAAGCTAGAATATTGGATTTACTTCATAAAACAGGAATGGTTAATGGAATTTCAGATATAATAATACATGGAAAAAATGGTAAATGCATAATGGCAGAATGCAAAACGCAAACAGGATACCAAAGCGAAGCACAACAATCAATACAAAGAAGAATACAGGATTTGAACGGTATATACTTTGTGTTCCGTTCACTACAAGACTTTAAAAACCAAATATCAAAGCACATTGAATGGCTAACTTATTAACAATCATTGTCTTATAAATTGTTAATAACTTGAAAGAAAATTCTATTAAAAACGTAAATAAAACATTAAGTTTGTGTAAGTAATCTACCACTTACGATAAGAAATTTTAGTGTAAAAACTAAACGGACAAATCCGATATGATAGTGTGGTAGCTATTGTATCGGATTTTGTCTTTAAATAAATTATGAATATGACTATACAACAATCTATCGCACGCTTATCTTACACGGTAAGCAAAGGGCATAAACCAAACGAAACCGATAAAATAGCACTGAACAAAGTTATACACGACCTCAACGCCAATGCAAAAGAAAATGTACAGGACAATATTTTGTTTGCTAAATTATATGCTCTAGTATTGACTGACTTCATTAGACACTATCAGGATAATGATTTTGCAAACAAGCAGATAAATAAAGAATTATCTTTTCCTATCGGGGTTCATTTAGAAAATTTAAAGAAACAGTTAAACGATACTGAAATACAAAATTTCTTTAAAAGCAAAGGCATAACAGACCCTTAT